TAGGCAATTGCTAAATTACAACGATTAGACGATTAATTATTTTGTTAGTCGTTAATTCGAGTATTATAGCACAAGGTTAACACAAATGGAACAAGAATTTTTTAATTTCATCACAAAAATAAACGGCGAAAACTTCATTCTTGTCGCTTTTGCCGTCGGGTTGTATTTCGTCTTTAAACGCATGTCTGTCATTTCAACGAACGATAGCGCAATTCTTGCCGATTGGACTGAGCTTAATTCAGCGCTTGCCCGTAAGGACGATGCGATTGCAAAGCTCAATGAAAGCATCAGTCGACTCAATGGCGAAATACTTGAATTGCATAAAATTGTCTCGGATCTACGTGCAAAACTCGATGACTGCTTAAAGCACAGCTAGCCATAGGGATACCCAAAGACACGACGGGACAAAAATAGTCTCGTCGTTTTTTTTGTTAATACCACTATTTGTTTAGCTAGTATCGACCACCAAAATCAACCAAATCGTTTTTTGTTTTCACTCATTAGTCCATGCATTTTTTAAAATGTCACTGAGTTGTAAAAACATATACCAAGTGTGTTGCGGCATTAATTTTTTAAACTTATCGATGTTACCTTCCGCAAGCGACTCGCGTACGGCAGTTGCACTCTCTGAATCAACGGCTCTATCAATTTCGACAATATCAACATGGTCAATTAATCCGGCCCTGTCGATTTGTTTTTTATATGTGTCGAGTCGATCTGTTCCGCACCAAACTTCGTTGACATTAATGCCAATGTCCGCAAATTGTTTAATGATATCGGGTAAATACCCGGATGGCGATGTAATAACCCGCACAGTCGGTTTTACCGATAATTTAATTAATGCTAATTGCGTATCAATATCGAACGGATTAACCTTTTTATCCTGAGAACTCTTTGCTCCCTTTACGACCGATATAACCGGATTTTTCATTGCGTTAACGATGCGCAAATGTCCGTTGTGAAATGGCTGGAAACGACCCAATAATAATTGCGCGGTCTTCATTGTTTTGTGTCCCTCGTTTGTTCGTTGTTGTGATCATATTAACAAACCAATCCGCTATTGTACACTACCATTCGTCGGAAAGTTGTTGTTGAATTAGGAATCAGCTTGCTTTAGCTAGGGGGAAGTCATTGATTTGCATCCTCCAAAAACTTTTTAATTAACGGCGGCGCCTTGCTGTACGCTTTTTCGCCAATAGTCGATACAAGACGCGGCGCTTGAATGATACGCCGCATGACGATTCCGCATTGATTACACCTAGCATTGTCACGGTCCTCGATTGAATTTAATTGCTCTTCTACATTGCCACAACGGCAAACGTACGTATACAATGGCATATATTAAACTCCGTACAATTTTGGGTATTCTAATTTATGCGCATTACCCATATTTAATCCCTTGGTATATTGCGTCGCACGTTGCTCAAAGAAGTTCGTCACGCTTGCACCTAAAATCGTTGTAATAAGATCATTCAATTCAGTGTTGCTATTAATATCAATATCGCCAACTTCTGACCAATCGTTGCATGTAACACCAAGCGCCAAATCAGAAAGTCTGTTATTCATAACTTGGCCAAGATAACATTTAACTTGGTTTGCGTCAATATGGAAACGGTCAGCATCTACAAAATCGCGGAACAAATAATCCACAAAATCAAATTCGCGCTTCAATACACCATGCGCAAGATCAATAATTTCAGCATCTACCTGCGACCAATCATGGTTCGGGTTTTCTTCACGAATTACCTTTGCCAATTCTTGCATGGCGTGGAAATGCAGGCGCTCATCAATAATTGAATATTGGACAATTGTTTTCACGCCACGCATCTTATTAACTTCAGGTTTGGCAAATGAAATAAGAATGGCGAACGACGAAAACAATGAAAAGCCTTCCACGAAAGAACTAAGCGCAGCAATCTCTTTATATTGCGAAACGGGATCAGTAATATCAGCATTGAGCCATGTCATTGATTTGTTGTACTCATGCTTGGATTTCATTGCTGGGATTGTTTTATACAATTCCATGTCGCTATCGGGCAACCCGAGTGTTTTATTTAAAATGCTATACGCCGCTTGGTGCACCGCTTCACGCGCTGCAATAGACGCCAATAACATACGCAATTCGGGTTTTGCTGAAAACATTTGGGCATAACGATCAATATATTCATCGCACACGTCGCTATCCGATTGTGTGAAAAGCAACAACGTATCATGAATTAATTGTGATAGCTTTGGGTGCATTGTTTTATAATCATTCAGATCATAAAGCAGCGGCACGTCATTATACACCCAATGCGCGCGTTCCGATTCCTCCCATAAATCCCAAAACTGTGGGTATTCGATAGGGAAAAACCCTGCACGTTTTTCATAGATATTTGGCATATTAGTCTTGCACCTCTTCAAGTTTTTCAAAAAATCTTAATGTCAACGCTGGGCACTCCGTAAAATCAAGTATCCGAATTGCCCGCGTGACGGATACATATAAAATATTTGCTTCTTCGTTTGATAGCCCAACAAGTTCAAAACCGCCGTTTTTATTAATGACGCCCGGAAAATCATGACCGACGACAACGGTGTCGGCTTCTAAACCCTTGGCTTTATGTGTTGTTGTTAAAATTACATCTGCACATTTTTCAGTTTTTGCCGTGCGTTTTAGCGCGTTAATTAGTTTTGTTATCCCGCCCGATTTAGCAACCAACATCATTAACGACTTAATTTCAGCAGCCGTATTATCAATATCCGCATATTTTGCAACATAGGCTCGCGCTTCCGCAATTGTTTTAAAGCTAGAAAACAACGGATGGTATGCCTTTTTACCACCAATCAGCGCGCCGTATGAATTTAACAATTTTAGCGATTCATCAATACCTCCAACAACAAAGACCTTTTTGCCATCGGCGATATACTCAATGGCCTTTGTCAATATCCCTGCATTTGTCCTGAATATATATAATGGTTGGTTGCCATAGTTTTTAATTTCATTGTCCGGCTCTATAACAACTGACTGCTTATTTTCCATTGTCGTAATGGTAAAATTAACGGCATTTCCATATTGTTCAGCCAATAACGCATTTGCTATATCAGCAACACTTTTACCAAACCTGAAGCTGGTTGATAATGTTTTTATCGTTTCCAAGCTTTTATCACGAACAACACCCGACTGCATTGCATTTACAGCACCACGCCATCCATAGATTGATTGATACTCATCGCCAACCATAATGATTGGGCCTTTAAACCGCTTAAGTATATTGAGCATGACGGGCGATAAATCTTGAGACTCATCAACCATCAGCATTTTAAACTGCGGTATAGCGTCTTCGTCGAGGCTATATGCTTTTAAATACACGTCATGATTAATCTTCGCTTGTGCATTTTCCATATCGCACATTTCGTCAAATATATGGTTTGCCATAACATTAATATAACCGATCATCGTTGGCGGCATTCCCCCATGTTCACGCACGGCTTCGACGATAGCATTGTTCATATTTGTATCATCCGACTGACAATACAATGTGATTGCCCTTAACACAACAACCGCAATATCAATCGCCGTAAACTCACCATGTCCGGCAATCTCATAGGTTTGCACTAGATCGATTGCCGTTGGCGGTTGCAATTTAATACGAAAAGCAAAATAATTGCTATAATAGTTATACGCCAAAGCATGAGCCGTTGTCGGCGTCACATTTTGATTGAATGCGCGTTTTGCTTCTTCGGCATTCTTTTTATTAAACACGATATAACCAATGCGAGAAAACGGGCCGATTGCATTGCTTATCATTTTCAGTGTCGTTGTCTTTGCAGCACCCGCCGCAGCCCTGATAATAAGTATTTCTCCATTGCCAAGCCGCTTAGCAGTCTCAATAATATCAGCTTGCTCGGGCGTTGGCTTATACTTTAATGGAGGATTTGCAAGTTTTTTCATTATTGCGCCTCGAATTTAATCCATGCACGACCAGCAGACGTCCATAATTCCTTTGACGCGCCGTGAGGGTATTCATCTAGGAATACGATACGCTGGCATGACGTGTTCAATAGTAGTTTGCAGCAGGTGATACATGGTGATAGAGTAACATAGGCCGTGTGAATATCGTACATATTTTTACATTGCAAAAGCGCATTTTGTTCCGCGTGCAATGCTTGACACGTATCAGAGCTAACGCCGATTGGGGTATCTGCACCCACGCATGCATGTTCCGCGTCAATGCAATGTGGTTGCTTTGATGCCACGCCGTTATAGCCGGTTGCCAATATGTGGCCTTTGAAATTAACAAGCACCGCTCCAACCGCACGGCGCTTGCATGTGCTTTGTTTTGCTGTGATTTTCGCAATAGACATTGCCCAATCATCTCGCGTGGGGCGATTGCTCATAGTATGAAACCTTTAGCTTGTCAATATGAATAAATTATACCAACTTTAAAAACTGAAGTACACTACCGTTCGTCGGAAAGTTCAGAAATGATTTTTGGCATTGATGAATGCGCGGTGTGAGCATCTCTTGTTGCAATACCAACGATGCGTAAAATATCGTTAACATCCTTTGCATGTTGGTTGATCTGCTCATAATCGACGAGATGCACTCGTTTGCCGCTCGCTATCATATTATTTACATGCCGGCGAACGTCTTTATTTGTTTTGTAGTCGCCGTCGGGTATGAAAATGAGATTATTTGCCGGTATACCCATGCGACAAGGTTTTTGCCAATTGCCAATGCCGCCTATGCCTATTGCATTCGGTAACGACAACGCATCAATTTCACCCTCGACGACATAAACAGGCCGATTTGGTTTAATACTATTTATGCCAAACACTGCATCATTCTTGCTATAACCTTCACTAAAATCGGCCTTGAACTGCTTCTTTGGGCCAATTGATCTCGATACCATGCCAATGATATTGCCATCACGATCCTTGTACTCCATATTGACCCACGTCGATCCAGATTGAGTTGCATCGGCATGCTTATAGGTTGGTATACCGCGAGTCTTCAAATAGCCCACGTGTGATTCTGAACGCGATACGGCTGGTGTTTCAGACGTGTCTAGTTTTAAGCTTAATGCATTAATCTTATCCTTGAAATTGATCGATTTCATTTCATCAAGAACGGATGGTGTCGTTTTTAACGTTGGATATTTTTCATCGCGCCATTGCTTTTTAACGTTGATCAGTTCTTCAATGATAAATTGCGTACCATGGTCTTTTATAAACTGCTCAATTGATACATGTACGCCACAATTAAAACATCCAAAGACCGATGTTAATTCCTCGTAAGAATCATATCCATCAAAAACAAACCAGCCTCGAGCCAATCTACGGTTTGTCGCTGAATCGCCACAATACGGACATGCGCAACGCTGCATCCGGTTTTTGATAGCATAGTTGCGCAGTCCAATTTTATCAACCAATTGCCAAACGTGATTTTTCATGATTTCGTTCCAGCATTGCTGCTAGTCTCGTAGAAAGTAATAACATTTGCCATAGTTCTATTCCAACAACATAATCAGCACTTATACCGTGACGAGACAACCTAATAATGGCATCCGCCAAGCCGCTAAGCTCGACGGATGCACTCGATTGCGTCACGGTGATTCGAAAAAATCAAGCAATCCTCGAAGGGTTATACCGGTATGCTCTGTACCACAGCTTGGACAGGCAACGTCGGCTAGTGTTAATTCTATATCGGGTTGCTCGGCAATGGCAATTAACAGTTTGCCAAGATCATCGAGATCAAGCGCAAGCAACTCATCAATTTTGTTTTCACCTAATGGTTGGCCATCAATAGCATTGACAAAATCGGAGGCTGTGACAACAATAATACTCAAATCATTTTGCTGAACCGCGTGCTTGTGCCGCAGGTATTTATCAATTGGAGGATATTGCAATTGCCATACCCGCGATTCTGCGTCAATAAACGATCCGGGTCCGTTTTCTTTATTTGAAACCTCAACTTTTGATAAATCAATATCAACGCCGAATTTAAAGTCGCACGAGCAAGAATAATTAAGCGTTATACGCTCGCCGATTGTTGACGCTAAGATATTAACGTACAACAACGCACTATCTTGGTACGGCGAAGTTGCCATATCAAATTCAGGCGCACAACTAGCTAGTACGCCCGATAATATATCGGCAGGGCTTGAATCCATTGACACTGCTGCGTACATGTCCATTATTGCGCCAACCGTCATGCCCGTATATTTTAAATCCGAGCCATTAATAGTTTTCATTGAATGCACAACTGCCATATTATTGTACCCCCGTACTACCAAATCCGCCGGCGCCTCTTTCTGAGCTTGGGTCGGCGCTAAACGTCGTCGTTTCTATTAATTCAACCGTCGGGACTTGTAATAGCAAACCCTGCACAATTTTTTGACCGGGCATGATTTTAACGGGTTCGACACCGGCATTGAACACATGAATATGCACATTGCCGCGATAACCCGAATCAATAACCTGAGCGCCAACAATCAATTTCATATTTGTTGCAATGCCCGATTTATTAAAAAATACAAGGCTCCAACCAGCCGGAACATCAATCTTGATATATGAATCAATTCTAGCATCCTCACCCGGCCATAAAATTAACGGCAAAAAGTCATTGGGCACAAAAAAATCAAGACCCGCGTCGGTTATGTGCGCCTTGTTTGGAGTTTTTACGTCGCCCGTTTTGATAAATTCGAGTTTCATAGCGTTATCCTTTATTGCAGAGTTACAAACATTGAACGGTATTTAATGCTATCGTTTTGGCCTGAGAATTCAGCAAAACCCTCATCTGATACTCTCATCGTAATTGGCACGGGCGCCCCAAACTCATAATGCGTGATACACGACAATGGTAATTTAATAATTGTTGAAAAATTAGCGGTTGCTCCTGCATCGTATTCACTCAGTAGCGTATTGGAATGCTTATTGCCAATATCAAGCATTCTAACCTGAACGGTATTACTTCCGCTTGTAAATTTAAATTCTACATGCGGTTTCTTTGCAATCTTTGCTTGCTTTTGCAACTGCTTTAACACATTGGCATCGAGTAAAAACGTGTTTTGATTTTGACCTATTACAATGGCATCTGACGAATAATCATCAATTAGTTCAATAGCACAAGAATGATACGTTGCCCACATATTGCTACTTGAATTTTCGATTTGAATAACGAGTGAACCGCTATCCATTGTTGCCGTGCCACCAACCGCTGCCGTTAATAGTCCCGAAAAGTCTTGAAGTCCATAAATACCGGCTTCAATATCAATGGTCGAATCTAGCAATTCAAATTCAATAATTGAATCCATGGATTCTGAAATTGCACCAAGCGTTGTTCCTTGCTTAATTATCATATTTTTTGCACGGCCGGCTAAAAATGCAATGGCATTGGCATTATGATGATTAATTTGCATTGGGTGTTTCCTTAATTAAAATATCGTTAAAAGCTAAAGTCAATTCAACAGTCGATGCCACCGCATCCATAGACGTTGTGTCGTATGATATGGCGCTAATATTTGTCGGCCAAGCTGATGTTAGCACGATTTTAGTCGTTTCGGCATTCATATTATCGACAACGCTTATTACGACATCGTGCAACTTTTGCATGTAATCTTGAGTCGGCATTTCCTTTAACCACGCAACAAGTTCGCGCCACAACTTGAATTTTGAATCGAGCATTAACGTCAATGTCACGGTTTGGCCCATAATAACGTTATCCGGAATCTGAGCATTGCGGACCGACCCGTTTGCAATATCTAGCGTGCTTACCGAAAATTCAGGCAATGTGAATTGTTGCACCGCGCCTGCAATATTTCTGTTACGTACAAAAAATATCGCGCGTTGTGAATACATACTATTAAAATCAATCATAATTGGACCATCGTTGACTTTATAAAAGGGGCATATATAAAGTATGCCCCTGTCCGGTTTAACTGAATAACGATTACATGGTAACGCTATTTACACGCGATGTTTCCTCGGCCAGCAGTGTTTTAATATACGCCTCTTGCTCGGCAACGCTTGGAACCGGGCGTCCATGCTCTTTCACAAGTTCCTCAATATGCGGCAATGATTCAATTAAGTCAAGCATACCTTCGGGTTTCTTTGATTCAACGAATTCGGCATACATCTTATCTTTATCGGCCGTACAAACGCCAATATAAGGATATGCAGCTTTATTACCACCCGGTTCAAATGCCTCGTTTGTATAACGCAATGTCAGTGTGTATTGGTTTGGACCGGGCTCAACATCAAAGAACGCAAAACCAAGGCTAGACGTTGCAGGCAATGCGGCTGAAATTGCTTCCATTTCACTGAACACTCGGTTACCAACCTTGAATACTTTAATCTGCCCGATGGTGCTTTGGTCGTCGTCGGTGTCGAGGATCAGGCCATTAACATAGTATTGCTCGGACCCTAATAATTTCTTGAACGCACCGCCTCTGCGCTTTGTATGCTCGTTGTTGCCTGCAGCGCGTAAATGCTCAAACGCCGCATTTTTCAATAACCATGGCAATTCAGATTCACCGACGATTGGAGCACGGCCGTAAAAATTATGGTCCTTATCTACATAATCAACAACCGAAACAGTCAATGCGCCTGATGCGCTCGGCAGCAATTTAACTTTAACCGATGTACGACCCGTCACACCAAGCTGTGGCACATAGTGAAATTTTGAATTTTTTTGTTCGGGCTGGTTGATTGACGTTACGGTTGCTAATTTTGCACGAGCGGCTTTTAACATTTCTAATTTTGATACAGTACTCATTTTAATTTCTCCATTACTAATTAATCTTTTCACTCAAAAATTCCAAAACACATTGCAGGTTAAGCTACGTTGATCTCTCCATTATTAGATTTGACATCATTCAGATTCCGCACCAAGCGCGTCTTGAGTTGTAATAATACCAAGACTTATTGCATGTTGCGTGAAATCTTCACGAATTTCGGATTGTCGCTTTTCAGCTTTTAGTGCATTAACCACTCCTCTTAATCCGTAAGTCCACATCAAGGAAAATGCATTTACATTTTTATTACTTAGAGTCGGATTAAATTTTTGTGCAGCCATAATACAATGTTCAACGCCTGCACTTTTCATTGAATCCAGCCACGCTTCTGTATAATTTCTAAAACTCGGCATGCTTAAAATTTTGTTTGTGATTTTATAGGCACTAATCCCAACATATTCAGGCATTTTAGACATTTTGCCATTCATCACCCATGTTGTCAATTCGTCATTTAACCGGTTTTTGTCAATCCACATATACACCTCGATTCAATAAGATATATTATGCCACTAATTTTTGAGGTTGTACACTACCATTCGTCCGATAGTTTTCAATCAATCGCTGCCTGTTGTGAATCAAGCTCATTTTTAATAGCTAAGATCAACGCGGTCTTAGCCAACTGCTGACTGATAGCTTTTGTATATGACTTTTGCGCATAATCCGCTACCGCAATCAAGTTAACAATCATTGACGTTGGCAATGTTTGGTTTTCCTTGATAAACCGCATAACATCGTGGCAAATGGCAGGCACATCAATTAATGGGGTTTCAAATGCCCATTTGAATAGAGATCTTTGGTTAAGCTCTCCAATCGTCTCGATAATGCCCTTGTCGATTGCATTCAATGTATTTATATTCAGCGGCAGCGATCGTTTGCCATGTTCGTCGATGATTACGTTTGATTGAATTGTGTTAATTGCCGACCGCATATTGCTCTTAAACGCGTCTGCAATAGTTTGCACGGTGCTAATAGAATATGCCACATTTTCGACATCGAGAATATATGCAAGGCGTTTTGCAATGGCATTCTGATTGTATTGCCCACCGAATTTCAGAATAGAACAACGCGATTGAATCGGCTCCGAAATCAATTCGATATAATTTGCCGTTAAAATGAAGGTAATATGCTCTAGTTGCGTCATAACGCCACGTAGCGCCATTTGTGCCGATTGTGTAAGGTTATCTGCTTCGTCTAAGATCACAAGTTTGCGCTGCCCTCTAATTGATCCGGTCGTGCCAAAATCCATGATCTTTGTGCGCATAATATCAATGCCATTATCCATTGACGCGTTAATTTCAAGTACATCAGCATTAATGGCTTTGGCGATAATGCGAGCTGCCGTTGTTTTTCCCGTGCCCGGCGAACCCACTAGCATCATATTAGCACCGCCCCCTGATGCAATAGCTGCTTTCAACGCGGCCTTATCTGCGTCGCTCATAATAATATCATCAATATTTGTTGGTCGATATTTGAGTTCCCATGATTTCGTTTGCATATTTTCATCCTCGTTAAAAATATTATAAAATAACCATTCACGAACCGTGTTTAAACCAACCTTATTGAATACCGCAATTTTAATAAGGTCATCCGGCAATTTGTGGGCACTGCCACCCTTTGGCGTAATGACTGGCCATTCCCATGGCATAAGTTGCACAAATAAATCGAATAATGTTTTGCCGTCAATATTCGCACCAAGCCGTTGCATGCAGTGGTATGCCAACGGCGCGCTATTATACTGAGCTGCAACTGTATATATAATATACGGGCTCACACCGCTGGCCGTAATATCATCATCTGAAACATGATCCTTTGACCATATTGCACTAGCAACTGCCCACGGAGATATGCGCTTTGTCTTTTGTTTTTTGTGCTCTATTGTGTTTTGACTTAATACGCCCGGCTTAATAAATTTATCCACGCTTGCCACCCTTTAATAGGAGTTGCTCGAAGGTTTTGAGAATGATAAAAATGTCTGTTCTGAATCTATCCGCGCCTGCTAAACGTACATAATCCATATCCATTCTGCACCGCTCATAAAAGCTAGAAATACTTTCTTTTTCATCTATTAAAACTTGGCTTAATCCCGTCAACCCGGGCAATATCGACTGTCGTACACGCACATCTTTTATGACTTTGCAATACAGATCGAATTCAGTTTGCGTGATTGGTCGAGGCCCGATGAACGCCATATCTCCGTTAAAAATATTAATCAATTGTGGCAATTCATCTATACGTAACGCCCGCACAATCGACGTCAATCGCGTTGACTGGCCGTTATTATCGGTTCTGATTTTGACAATGTTAAACAGTTTGCCATCTTTGCCAACGCGCTTTTGAAAAAATAGCCATTCATTTGGATGCTTTAAGCCAAGTGACATGCTGCACGCAACCATTGTACCAGCAACAATAGGGCTAGCTAAAACCATTAATGATGCAGCAACCGCTTTTCTAACAGCGTTTTTCATCCCGCGTCTCCATGTTTGTTTCGTATGTGATCATTATAGTGGGTTTGATCGAGCATGTACACTACCATTCGTCCGAAAGTTTTTGATCAGGTTGCGCGACAAACGATGGGCTAAATATTTAATATGAAAAACAATGGATGTCAACGGTTATGACCATAACAATACAGAGTAACCCATGGATTGCTGAACCAAACGGAAACTATGCCAATGATCAGCTTCTAATTGAAGATCTCGTTAATGAAGCCGTAACGATGATGGGACAACAATGCATATATATCGTCATTGAACACGGCAAACTAGACCCGGCCTTTGTCGATAGCGATGCGCAGCGCGTGCTGGATTATCATACATTGCCGCTTTTATGCCCCGACATTGAATCATTTGTTTCTGCGGAAAATAGCATTAATAAGTTCGGCTTAAATTTCAATGATTCAACAACGTTTTATATGCCAATTAGAATGTTCAATCAGCTTGGCATTCAAAGCCGAACCCGCCCAATGGTTGGTGACCTAGTGTTCCACACGTTGTCACGAACATTATTTACAATCAGAGAAGTGCCTTCGCGATTTGATTATGCACAAATGTCACGCAAGTCAACGTATAAATTATCATGCAGCATTGCGTCAATGAATAAAATAATTGCTGATGCATTGCCTGCTGAATTTAATTTGCGCGATGTTATTGATATTAATACCGCTCATAAATTTGAAAATAACGATTCGGCTGCTATTAATGCAGACGCGGCTAAACATAAAAAAATACCCGTAACAAACCCATTGGACCCCTTTCAGGCAATTTTAAATCGAGATACTCGAAATGTCATATAATTTAACAACGGCCAAAATAATGACGGCATTTGCGCATTTGTTCACCGGCATTTATGTTGAGCGATATGTACCCGCAACGTCAAATGGTCAAGCTGAATATAATAAATTCAATGTACCACTTGTGTATGGCCGGGCTGCTCGTATTACACACGATGAATCGTTATTGAACACTCCCATTTATGTCAATTCAGGCACAATACTAAGTTACGAAATGACATCAATGTCTTCAGCCCCTGAGCGTAGACTCAATACACTATATACGTTATCAACCGCAAATAACAGTGTATATCAGCGCGTGCCTTATGATTTTCAGTTTAGCGTTTATATTACTTCGTCGTTCATGAGCGACACAATCCAAATCGTTGAACAAATAGCGCCACATTTTACACCTGAACTTATTCTTGTTATGCGAGACGATCCACCATTTGGCGATACTGATATACCGGTGATATTAAATTCAGTTTCTTTTTCAGAGATTGGGTCAGACGGGTCAATGAATTCCGGCATAAAGTTTGAATGGGAGCTGCAATTTACAATTAAAGGCTATTTATACGCGCGTAATAAAATTAGAGGGCTAGATGGGAAAACGCCAATACAACGTGTTGTCGTTGATGTTAGAACAATGCCAAAAGATACACAAGAGGATTAATTATTATGGCAGCTAAGTTATTTAATCAGGATTTATTTGATACACATTTTGGCGATCAACCAATCGAACCACCGCAGGAGCCCGATCGCACGCCATTGGATGATAATGCCATTGAAGAAAATATTGCGGAATTTATTAGCAGAGGTCGGCATTTATATGAATTGGCCTTTGATATAGCTAGATTTGATCGTTCGCCTAGATCCGTTGAGGTCGCCGGCAAGGTATTGCGCGATATGGTTGCATCCACAATTGAACTGCGGAAACTGAAATCAACAGAAAATCAACAGACGCAAGAGGGTAATATACCCGCCGGCGCCGTTTTTCATGGTACATTATCAGATTTATTGAACGTCATTAAGGACGCATCTAAACCTTAATACGGTGTCCGCAGTCGTTTCAAATAATTCATAAAATGTAACTTTGACATTTTTGTTGGTGCAACGATCCCAAAATGTTTTTCGAGCTTTGATTCAATCTGAGTCTCGATGTCTTTTGGTATATGGTCAAAACAAACAAGCATTTTATTGCGCACATAGGATTTTCCATATAATGGATGGTCAATGCGTTCAGCTTCGGTCAAAGCAGCAAATTCCTTTTTAAATTTCAGTGTTAACTTTGCGCATTCATAGTCTAAATACGCATCCTTATTAACAAACCAATCATCGGGCTGGGTTATTTTTGGAATCCCGTCCGCAGCATCGCCCTCGAGAATATGCGTAATACCCGAAAACCCGTCATCCTCGACCTTTGTATCTTTTGATCCCGGCACATATTGGCTATGAATATATTTGCTCAGCTGCTTAAAGTCTTTATCTGATGAAATAAGACCAACCAATTCATCGGGGTCACGCTTATGGAACCACTTGGCGGCAACCGCAATAATATCGTCACCCTCCGCACCAAATACACGGATACGCAATGCGCTGTCGCCATAATTTTCCGCAATCATATTCATCGCATCAGGCACGTGCTCAAAAAACTTATTAAACGGAAATTGGACTTTACCTGCTGCTGTTGGTCTGTCTGCTCTGTTGGCCTTATAGTACGGGAAGAACTCATGCCGCCACGACCGAGATTCTTCTGCAAATACCATACCGCTTTGACAATATTCGGGTCGCTTTTTGTTTTTAGAATCAATAAGCGCAATCGTCGTATCGGCTATAAACTGAGCGTTCAGCCAATGAGTGGTTTGATCTCTGTAGTGTTTTGAAATTGCCGGTGTCAAAATTGCTTGCGCTGTATCAATTAGTAATGGCATATTTTTGGTTCCTATGTTTTGGTGAATCTAAAATAATTTAGCAGTCTGTTGTATACTCAATATCGCTATCAATTGGTCTGCGCGGTGTATCCGGTGTATAAGGTTCGCCGTTGCGCAATGCTCTTAACTTTTGCATGTGTAACAATATTTCTTCTGAACCCTTCAAGCTTCTAAAGTCGTTGCGTTGCTTATAAAAATGCTTGTCCGCTCCGGTCTTTGATAACTCATATCGCTCAAGCAATTCATCATAGGTCAATACGATGCCGTTATTGCGTGCACTAAACATTGCCAAATCCGGTGTTATTTTGATAGGCATTGTCGTTAAGCCGAGTTCATGCTCAAATACGATCGGCCCATATTTTTCATGATCACGCGTGGCCTGAGTGAAAGCATACGGATGCGACCTTGGCTTTAATTTGTATTCAATAACAGCATTTGCATCAAATTTTGGGTTTGTATCTAGTTGCTCGCTATTTTCGACGATTGTTTCGGTGGCCGCTTCCGTTAATGGCATTTCAGTATTAACAGTCTCACCAATTGTCATTCGCTTACAAGGCGTCTCAATAATATCAATCGCATTTGGGCTGATCCCTTTGTTGGATAAATAAGAATAACAATTTGTCGGGGATTTACCGTGCATTATACACATTTTATTGAACATCGTTAGGCCAATATCATTCAATAACGCTTTTATGCCTTCATTGCTGATCTTGATAATTTTATCAACATGCTTGACATAAAATGCCCGTTTCATACCATTGCATACCCATGTCATAAATGCCATTGACCTTGCATTAGAAAAGTCGGCATCCGATAATAAGCCGTCATCATATAACATTGGACCAAGCTTATCGTGCACCGTAACAAGATTTGCATTATTGACATCGGTATAAAAATCGTATTTCTCTAATAACGGCCGCATTTCGACAGGCTCCACAACTGCGGTTTCTGTTTTGGTTTCATCCATGTTATCGGATAATTTGACTGCTTGGTCACGCTCTGCAATTGCCGTGTCTGTTTTGGTTTCATTCATTGTAATACCCAATGCCGTTGCTATTTCATCAACCAATTCGGCATTTTGATTCAAGCAATCATCTATTTCAGCGCTGCTCAATGTAATAAACTTTGATCCATTCTGTATTACAACATCATCAATAGTACCCGATTGTTTGTATAAACACATTGTGATCTTAAGATTATTGAATTCTGCTCCATTAGGATAATCACCTGCAGATAATACAATGCCATGATCAGGATGCTCATAAATTTCAGGCATTAATTCTACATCATCGTATTGATCGGGTGCAATATCAGTTTTGGTGATATTATTAAACACCTCCACCGCTTTTTCATCAACAGATTCGCCCATTTTTGTCGCACGCACAGTACAATCGACAAAGGCCTCATTATGCGCAACTGCCAATTTATCAGATTCTGCTGAATATTCATCGGTACTTATGCCCAATGATCCGATTTGTTGAGGTTTCTCGTCGTCCCACACTTTTGGCTCGGCTAGTATAGCGCATTCGGACTCGTATTCCTTTTCAGCCTCGTCAAGCAGCCATGCTAACGTTGGTATATCACGCGGCATTAAATCAAGGTTTGCCCGGTCAATATATGTATCAGCTGGGCGGACAAGAAACGACATTGCAAACTTGCTCGATGTAAAAAGTAACGCGATGCAATGCTTATCCGTTATGGCACTATAAATGCCCGGTTGCACCTCAACACGCACTTCCGATAATCGACCTGCCAATACCTCAAACGCTTCTGCTGTTATTAAAATATCGCGCATAACCTCGGCAGTGACATTCCCATATTCAATAACACGTTGACCATCCTCGGCCGTAACAATGCCATATTCGTCGACGTGGCGCTTATATGGGATATTCTGACGGTCATTGCTGCAACCGTTCTTTAATCCGTATTCAATAGCACTCAACATATCTCGTGGTTCAAGTGCAACATTGGGATTTATTGGCTCTTTAATAATCCATTCAGGCGGGATGAGTGATTCACGTTCTCCTAATTTTTTTGCATGGGCAACTGAATCAATAACCCATTGTGGTATAGCAAGTGTTTCAATTGGGTGCGTTTTAAGCCATTCATCATATTGATCGGGCATGATAAAACGGTCTTTGCCAATGATAATAGTATCAGTCACCATTAAAGGCAATTCTGATTCCTGCACATTTGTAACAAATACAATTGGCCCGAATCGACTTGGGGCATAATAACCACCGTCTACTTTTTGCGTTTGTGATTCGCCTTTTTGCTTTTGTTTCTGCTTTGGCTCGTAGTCTTTCTTGAATACAAACGGTTGAGGCGTACACTCAGGCATACCACCCAAATTTGAAAACCGAGATTCAGGGTTTCTATTAAATATCGGACCCCACATGCGTTGAATATGTGTACTGATCATGTACGAGCATACGCTATTTTGCGTCGTCAACGCGGAATGTCGATTTTTTATAATAGTCATCGCAGATCGACGTGGCATAATATCATTACGCTCACCACTCGGCTGCGGGTTTTGGTCAATGTTCATCGTTATGATTAAATCGGCAACACGAGCTGGCCCCATCGAACCAGCGATGCTTGAAAGCGTCGCAATGCCCGTTTTATCATTGTCGCGTACGGTTTGTGCAGCCGACCAACCAACCATATTAAGCTGCTTGCACATCTCACGCATTTTTGTCACGATTATTTCATGCGCTATATGCGTTTGGGAATCATGCTGACGATTTTGCTTGTCGGCTACCAATAGGCCAATATAGTCCATAACAACGACATCCATTTGCTCACCCGTTTCTCTGTTAAAGGCAAGAACTTCAGCCTGCAATTCATCAACCGTTGTGGCCATTGCTCTGAATTTGTTAACCCGAATTTTGCCGAACCCTTCTGTATAAAACAAATCTTGCAATTGTTCGATTTGCGCTTGCGTGTATGCCGATAATTTATTCATATCATGGCCCGACAGATTGGCCATAATGCGGCGCAGCATAACACTTTCGGACATTTCGCCACTGAAAAACATGACATTATAACCGGCTCGGATATAATCGCACGACAATGAAACCAGCGTTGCGGATTTACCACCACCGGCGCCACCAACAACAATGCCAAGGTCTCCGCGCTCCAACCCTGCGTGAGTTTCCTGATTCAAGAACGGGTCAATGAACGGGATTTTATTATTACCCGACGCCGTGATTAATGAAAATACATCACAATCGGGATCGTCAAGCTTCACTGATTTTGACTTAGCCGTTAATGCGTAATAATACTCATCAATTTGACCACGCAGCGATGTTGTTGTTGGGTTTGATAAAAAGTTTGATGTTGGCATTGCTGATAATTTATTAACCAGCGATTTAGACGCATAATTAATAATGCTCTCTTTTACGTATGCCGTCATAGTCGACGGCTCATCGCGTAATCCCGTTGGTATAATTCTAGCATAGAGCGCATTGACCGCGGCGGCAACATCACGGCGAGCTGTCTGCTGTAATACAAAATCAGCAGGGCGTTCTAATGAAATAATACGGATAACGCGTTCAGCCAAAATCAATGGCGAACAAACCCCGTTTTCATTTTCAACGGCATTATCCACAATGGCTCGGGCTATTTCTGATCCGTATGGTACATTGCGGAACATCAAATGGTGATCATGCACCAACGCATAAGATTCACGGGCGGCCTGATGCGACAGTAATAATACAGACAAGACGTTGGCCGCACTATAATACGGCGAAGCATCCGTAATCTCAGCATCATTCTGCTTTAAGGTGTGATTGACTTTTACTAAGTCCGGCCGTCTTAATTCTGTATATTCTGTCATAATGAGCCTCTATGTATTAACTGAAACTAGCTTTATTTAAGGCGCCCAGCTGAACAAATCAAGAATATTAGCGGTCGTCCAATCGTATGTGACCGTTGGTAGGTCCGTTTCAACATCCAAATACTCGAGATAAACCCGAGCTAACTGATTTGGATCACTAAGCATTTCAATTTCCTTGCGCGTATTATACACCTTGAGAACCTCTAATAACGGCGGATTGCACAAAATTACAAAACTACCTTTGCTTTGATAATAACTTTCAATCCCTGCCCGCAGCTCGGGTGTTGAACGTACCTTACCACGCAATGCCCCATAAATCGGCTCAGACAACCAACAACGATCAACTAGCGTAACGTCTTTGTTCTTTGCTGCGATTTCGATTTGATTGTGCATTGCATCAAAAAACGCCCGGCCCGATCTTGCCGTAGGAATTGGTCCAAAGTGGATTGTCCCGACGTTCAAACCTTTTTCGGTTAAGAATTCGCTTGCTGCTTTTACTGCAGACGACTTTCCTGTGCAATCCGCACCTTCGAAAAAGACATATTTCATCATCTAAGTTTCCTCTGTTTAACCAAGATATCTGTATTTTAGCTTAATCCAAAACCAATGTACACTACCATTCGTCCGAAAGTTTTTGATCAACTCGCCGGCTTAAACTGCTCCAAAAACCCCGTTACATCCTGAACGTCTTGTAGAGTTTTTTGGCTGAACTGCTTTCGATAATAATTATCGACGCCTGTTAAATACATACTAGTGATTGCGTCGAGCGAATAATACACGCACCAATCTGCTTCATTGCGAACACCGCGACCCAACGCCTGCAGTATTTTATTTTTGGTGTCGGCCTTCACAATACTCGGATACTTCTCGTTCAATGCCTTTGTTCGAACATCTGTCAATACCGCAACAGGGGCTTTTGGTAATATCACATATCGGGCCAAGTCGTTTGCCGCATCCAATCCTTCCCACATTCCGGCCGTGATAAGCAGTGAAGTGCTCCCGTCTTTTACACTTTTGAAATATGTCGATACAACACGTTCACCCATTTCGGTTCCGTCATGCATTACAATTTTAACATGCAACTTGGCGGATTTGATTTTATCGGCGATTTTAGTTACGAGCGAAAACGAGGGCACGATGATTATACCCGATTGCTTTATGTCAACGTGCGCCCGTACGATTGTTTCTATTCGGCCCAAGTAATAGTTAAGAAACTCGTGCGTTTCTAGTTTTGCCTTATTGATATTCTCATTTTCCAAAAATGAAATAAGCGGCTTATTTTCAACGGGCCAGCAATAACTGAGATCTAGCGTCATTGTGCTTGATTCATCCAATCCCAATTCTAGGGTTAACGTTTGCGCATCAATGGTGCCCGCCATAAAAAGGTTATGCTTAGCATTTGATAGAAATGACCATGCTTGAGCGCCGGGAATGATTGGCAACGTTTTTACATTGAATTCCTTTCTGAATTTGCTTTGCTCATAATCAAATGCGTATTCAGTTGGCAGGCACAACGCTTTTACAGCTTGCATAAACTTGCCATACGCCATATAAAGCAAAGAAATATTTAATTTGTCAAACTTCAAATCATCTTCGTACTTCAGCTTGGCCGCTTTGTACTTCTTGGCAAGTAATTTCAATTCTTCGGCCATGAAATCAAACGCGATCACTACATCTTTAAAAACGTACTCTTTACTTAGTTTTTCACCATTTTTTATGGCATCGCGAATATCAACCACCGCTTTAATTTTGGCATCATCTATCAAGTGTTGGATCGGTCTAAGCGAACCGATCATTTCATCGACCGATTTAACCGTTAAAAATGTCTCAAACGTAGATGCAACAGTTTGCCCAAGCAAGAATGCCTCATCATATACGTTTAAAATGTTATTGCGGCTTGCCTGCATTGCAGGGTTTTGAACCGCAAACCCCCACGCCGTTGGACCAACAAATATTGTAGGCTCGGCTGATAATAAGCGCCTTTGCAATTTAAAATATCCACAATCAAAGCATTTTTTGTCGTACAGAGTACAAGTTAAAATTTCCATTTTTGTCAGTTTGCACGCTTCAGCCGTTGATTTATTTTTTGTATCGGCAATGCATTGGTAATTTGTTTTACCGCGCGCCACCATAAATTCAGTTAATCCGTTAAATGTTTTCTCATATTGAGTCGCAAGCATCTTGGTCGGTGAAAATAGATAGCACGCGGGAGCGTCTACCTTAACAAGTTCGAGCATCGCCAATGACGCTGCCGCACCAATTATCGATTTGCCACTGCCGACGGGCGCCCGTAAAATAACGTTTTTATTTCTGCCAATTAAAAATAGTTGAATGATCTTTGCAACAACATCCGCTTGCGTATTAGTGCCGGAACCGACCCGGCGAGGGGTCGATCCTAGCTTCATAAACGCAACTTTAACGGCTTCCTTAATGTTTGATTCAGTCACCATAGTGCGTTCAATCCCTATTAAACAATAATTTCAGGTTTTGCGGAATAATCGCCGCATATTTTAACGTAGGCATCAGGCTTAATTTCAATATCAGAAATAGTCCACCGCAGCATTTCAATATTAGGGCAAATTGGTTTGTTTTTTAACATATCTCGCACGATCGGTATATGGCATTCATACACATGCGCATCGGCCAACGTAACGTGCATGATGCCCAATGGTAGCTGTAATTCAGTAGCAATCGCATCCATTAGCAGAGCGTGGCCCATCACGTCATAGGGTAACCCAACAACAAGATCAGAGCTACGCAAAAATAAAGATGAATGCAATTCGCCTCGCGTAATGTTCAGGGTGAAAAACGCAGGACATGGCACATTCTTTTGGTCTTCCGCTCCCAATCCGTCTTCGCTTGGGTCCCATGCAGAAACCAATACTCTGCGATTTGTTGGGTCTTTCTTTAGTGTATCAATGGCCAATCGCAACTGATCGCGACCAAAATGACGACGCCAACGATAGCCATAAGCCGACTTTACAACCGTTTCACCGCTTTCATCAGTATCGGTGAATTTATCCCAAAATGGTGCGTATTTGCTAATAAAATCAATTTTATTATCGCCTGATATATACCATGCAACTTCTGCTGCTGCTGAACGCGGATATGTTCGGCGTAATCCAATAGTTGGCAAAAACCCTAGGTTCAAATCAATCCAAAACGATTCGCCACCGAGGATTGTCCGAACACCAACACCCGTTCTATTGTTGATTTCAGTGTCAATCAATAGGATTTCTTTCATCATTTGGGTATATGTTTCTGAAAACGATAGCATGTCAAATTACTCCTGAACATTTGCTAATTTTGAAGTTTCCGTTTGTTTCGTATGTGATCATATTAACAAACCAATCCGCTATTGTACACTACCATTCGTCGGAAAGTTTGAAACTAGAACCCAAACTCTTCCCGGCGAGCAATCATCAGTTTACGATGAGTTGTTGGTACCAAGGTATTCTCATCAACAATTTTCCAAACGTTACCGGATTTGTCAACCATCAGCTGTCCGATCAGCGTGCCATCACCATTCCAATACGAATGCGTGCGACCCTTATCGTGATATACGTAGTTTGAATACCGTGAGCGCTTCTTGACGGTTTTCTTTGGCATTGATGCAACCAAGTTTTCCCACTGCCCGTTGTTCACGAATGTTTCCCGCAAATCTAGGTAAATCGCCTGCCACATTTCACCATGCTCTTCGTGACCATCTTGTTTGCCACCGATGAATTCACACGCCTTTGGCGAACCATATTCGAATGCATGGGCAACCTCGTGCGCAACCAGCGCGGCAAT